AAGGCGATACAGCAATTGATTATAAATTAACTACTAATGGTGGTTCAATTATATCTTTTAAAGGTACTACAGTGTTTACTCTATCGGGCGATGTCAACAACGTAATGACATGGAGCGCGACAATTAGAGCAACAGGCGCAGTCACATATACTGACGCGTAAGAGAGGTAACGTATGAGCGGACAATTTAAAGATTTTGATGCAGCGTGGGCTGAACAACAAGATGAGCCTATAAAGGTCAAAATCCGAAATAAAGAATACGATTTACCAGCTTCAGTCTCCGCTGCTTTTATGTTAGAGGTCACTAAGATTTCAAGTCGTAAGGGCAGCGAGGATAATTTAACAACAGCCGATATGGGTGTTTTATTAAACGCTTTATTTGGCAAAGTTGTTATTGAAGACTGGTTAGAACAGGGTATATCATTACCACAGTTAAACGATATTTTAAGTTATGTATTAGAGATATACGGACTAACTGGCGGTGGTGCTGACCCAAAAGCGACTCCGAAAGTCGATTCGACAGAGAAGCCCGTAAAGGACAAATAAACAAGTTCTTTAATAACTGGAACTTACTCGAAGCAGACTTTCAAAGAGAATATCAAATTGATTTAATGGCAAACATTAAAGATGGCTTGTCATGGCGCAGGTTCATTTTGTTGTACAATTGTTTAAGCAGTGCAAGTGTTACTGTAGAATTGATTAGAAATGAACAACTTAAATTACAAAGTGGCGAGAGTCAAATTGACACTGATAAACAACTGGATTTGTTTTTACGACAACAGTTTAAAGAGGAATAAATAATGGCATTAACAGTAGGAGAGTTAAACGCAATTCTTACGGTTGATGACAAAAACTTTTCGTCTGCATTAAAGGAAGCTAAAAAAACATTAGAAAGAGCTGCCGACTCCGCAGATGAATTTGGAGACGAAACCAAAAAATCATTCGATAAAGGTACTAAAGCTGCTGATAGATTTGAAAAAGAAGTTGGCAAAGGTCGTAAACAAATACAAAAAGCCCAAACACCTATGGAGAACTTCGGTAAAAAAATAGGAACAGCTTTTAAAGTCGGTGCAGTAATTGCAGTAGGTAAAGCTTTAGCAGACTTAACAATGGAGATGGCTAACTTAGCCCTTGAAGCTGAAGAGTCCGCAGCTGCGTTCGAGATTACATTCGGCGGAGCAACGCAAGAAGTAACAAGATTCGTAAATCAGATGGCACATGCTTTTGGTATGACAAGAGCAGAGATGCAACAGCAAATGGCTGTAACTGGTTCGATTATACAAGGTATGGGCTTCACTTCAGATGCAGCAGCAGAGATGTCTGTAAACATAATGGAACTTTCGGGAGACCTTGCAGCCTTTATGAACATACAAGAAGGTGCAGTAATTCCCGCCCAAGCCATAACTAAGGCTTTAACAGGCGAGCGAGAAATGCTTAAATCTATGGGTATCGTTTTAAGACAAGTAGAAATTGAACAAAAAGCGATGAACATGACAGGTAAAGAAGCTGTCAAAGAATTGACTGACCAAGAAAAAGCTGCCGCCAGCCTTATGCTTGTTGAAGAAAAGATGGGTCACATCAAGGGTCAGTTATCAAGAGAAATGAATGGCGCAGCAAACCAAATGAGAAGTTTAAAGGCAGAGTTTAAAGAAGCCAAAACAGAAGTTGGTCAAGCTTTATTACCAGCTTTTGCAGAACTAATCCCAGTTGTAAGAAGTATGATGCCAGCTTTTAAAGAAGTTGCCAGTACTGTAGCTAATTTAGTTGAGACTTTTATTAAATCTTTGCAGCCAGTTTTATCAATACTTGCACAACAAATTTCTGCACTCATGCCAATAATTGATGTATTAATATCACTTTTAGGTAGTACATTAAGCGTTGTTGTTACAACACTTGGGGCGATATTAGAAAATACTTTAATACCAATACTTGAAGCTTTAGCTTTTGTAATTACTGTTGTCGCTAATAACTTTGGCATAATGACTACTGCACAAGAAGCGGAACTACGTTCTGCCGAAACATTAGAAGGCGTAATCTATAGATTAAACGAAGCAATAGCAGCTGGTGTACCAAAACAAGATGCAATGAATGCAGCGCTAGCTGAAGCAGCAGAACTTGGTATAGAGGAAGCTGAAGCTTTTGACGCAGCAACAGATGCTGCTTATGGATTTAGTGATGCTAAAAAAATTGAAGTCGAAGCACTTATAGCTTCTAAGCGTGCATTAAAAGAAAATTTACAAGCTGGTAACTCTGCCGCTTATAACTCTTATATTCAAGCAGATGCAGTAAAAGACCTAGATGATGAAATTAAACAATTAGAACAAGACCTTATTGCTAACAGTTACGCACAATATGCTTATGCGAGGTCACAAGATGAGTTTATAACTGGTACTGAAGGCGGGGCAGATGCAGTAGAAGAAGAATCAGATGAGATACGTAAAAATACTATAGAAGTACAAAAAAACACACAAGCTAAATTAGATGCACTAAGTATACAAAACGAATCAATAACAGCGTTAATGAACTTAGTTACAGCAGTCACTAACGCTAATGAAATAGTTAAAAGACAACAAGTCGAAGAAGACAAGCTAAATGAACTGTACAGAGAGCGTGCAAAGATAATGGAAATTGTAAATGCTGAACGTGGCGTAGGAGAGCAACAAACAGAAGTAGAACTTGCACAGATAGCAGCATTACGTAAACAAGAAGAAATGCTTTTAACACAACAACAAAAAGGTTTAGATTTAAAACTAGAAATAGCTGTAGCAGAATTAGATGTTGCTGACGCAATACATACTAAAAATGAGATGGGCGATGAAGCAACTGCAAGGGAAGACTTAGCAATTAAACAAGCGGAGCTAAGATTAAGAACATTAAAAAATGAACAGGCTACATCAAAAGATGTAACACTCGAATTAGCAAACGTACAAAAGAATTTAGCTAGTGCTGTTAATACATCAACACAAGCTACGCAAGCCTACATATCTGCTGAACAAGCAAGACAAAAAATTGATACTGCAATAGGTAAACAACGAACTGCATTTAACGAAGCTGAAATTGATACAACTGAAGAACAATTAGAACTAGCAAGCGCAAGATTAGCAGTACAGTCTGCAATGGCTTTTGCTAGCGATAGAGGAGTTACAGATGAAGCAAGAGAAGCTTTAGCACAAACACTTGGCATATCACAAAGTGGTGTATCTGATATATTTAGAGATTTAGGTATAACTGATGCTTTTATGCAGGTTCAAATGTTTAAAGATTTTGAAAGAAACAATACTGGCAGCAGAAATAACAATGGCAATGATGACAACAGCAGTAGTGGAGCAGGAGATAGAGCAAATGAAACAGGTATCGGCGATGACAGTACCTTAATTGGCGGCGGTGGTGGCAATTCTCTATTTAACAGTCCAACAATACAAACTGCTAGTGGTATTAATTTATCATCAACAGAAAACTTAGCATTGAGTAGTGTAGCCAAAAATGTGTTACCAATGTTAGATTCTTTTGACCAATCTGCTTTACGTTCATCCTCTGTAAATCAATTCTTAGGCGGAACAACTCCAAATGTTGTAGTCAACATAGACCCTTCATTAGATGCTGAAGCACGCATAGATAAACAAATGGCTGACATAAATAACAGATTACAAACTGGAAATAGATTTAGGGTTCTGTAATGAGTATCACTGTAAATATTGGTGGTGCCAACTATGATGCTTTAGAAAATAAAGTAACTATAACAGACAATGCTGAAAGAAGGTCAGATGCAATCATACATATATTTGATGACAAAGCAGGTGGAAACTTTTTTAGTTTTGAACCGTATCAATCAGTATCTATTACAGACACTAACGGTCATGTAGCCTTTAAAGGCGTAATAATTAAACCAGTAGCGCAGCTGCTAAGTCCAACAACTCGTATATGGAAACTACAATGTACAGACAATCACTTCTTTGTTGATAAAAGAATTATTGCTAGGGGTTACACAACAATGACAGCTGGTGCGATAGTAAGAGATTTAATAACTAATGTATTTAGTGCTGAAGGTATAACTGCTGGAACTATAGATGACTTAGCTACAGTCGATAAAATGATATTTAACTATGTAAATGGGGATAGAGCATTACGAACATTATCTGAATATACAAATGCCGTTTGGTATGTTGATGAAAATAAAGCGTTACATTTTTATGAACGTACTTCTAATAACGCAAGTTTTAATGTCAGAAGCGCAGACGTTCTAACTAAACCTATGCCGTTTTTTGATAAGGCAAACTTCAAATATAGAAATAGCCAGTTTGTTACAAATATTAAAAACATTACAGATTCACAACAAGAGTTTTTTATCGGGGATGGAACAAGACAGACCTTTAGTGTAGGTTATCCGTTTCACGAAATACCAACAGTAAGAGTTAACACTGGTAGCGGTTATGTTGCAGTTACAGTTGGTATAAGAGGATTAGACACAAATAAAGATTATTATATGGCTTTAGGTTCTACAGAGTTAGTACAAGAATTTACAGATACTGCTTTAGGTACTGGTCATTCTTTAGAGGTTACGTATAAAGGTCAATATCAGTTAGTAGCATTAGCTAGAGATGATGCAGAGGTAGATAGAATACAAGCACTTGAGGGTGGCAGCACTACAGGTTTTGTTGACGCTGCAACTACACAATCGGGTATAGCTGGTACAGATGCAGGTATAGACGTGGCTGCAAGTTACTTAGACAGATTTGCACAAACAAGTACATTGTTAAGTTTTACCACAACAAAAAATACACCTTCAAGGTTAAGAGCAGGTCAAGTATTAGATTTTGAAATGACTGACCAAGATATATCGGGTATATTTCTTATTGATTCTATTCGTATACGATTTAGAAATGGCGTTACTTACTATGATGTAAAGTGCGTTGCATCTCCACCCGAATATACTTTTGAATCATTTATAAGAGATATAGACGACAAAATATCAGATGCGTTTATTGAAATATCAGAAAACATTGACACAGAAGAAGTTTTAGTTGTAAGAGCTGACGGTGGTACAGAATCTAGTACAATAACAGAAGTAGATACCGAAACAGTATTAGCATGTCCATTACCAAGTGGTACAACATTAGTTAGCGGAAGTTTAGTAGTATGTTAAATTGGCAAGGAAGTATAAAAATTAAAGCACTTGATGCTGACGGTAATGTCGTGCAAGAAAATACTATAAAAAATACTATTACAACAGCTGGTAAAAACTTGTTAGCAAAAGCTTTAAGGGAATCAACAGACTGCGAAATTAAGTTTATTGCTTTGGGTTCTGATAGTACAGCTACATCAACTTCAGATACAGCACTAGGTACAGAGACTTTTAGAAAAGCAGTTACTTCACAAGTAGCTGGTAGTAGTGGAGTTACTGTAACAAATCTTTACGTAGCGCCCGAAGAAGCAGTAGGAACAATTGCAGAAATAGGCTTTTTTAGTGGTAGTACTGCAAGTGCAACAACAGATAGTGGCACACTTTATGCAAGAGTTTTGTACTCAAGAACCAAAACTGCGGTAGAATCTATACAGATAGAAAGGACAGATACTATTGGCTAATGTAGGCGGATATTATTCTCAAACAACTTGGCAAGCTGGTGTAACACCTCTTAGCGAAGCAGCATTAAATAACATCGATGCAGGAATAGAAGGTGTACAAAAACAAGGAGTTCTCAAAAATGGTACTAACATAGCAGAGAACAAAACGTTGCCTACTGGCGAGAATTATTTATTAATATCTCCAATAACAGTAGATAACACAAAGACTTTAAACGTACAAGGAAAGCTTAAATTATTATGAGTGAATTAAATGTAGATACTATAGCGGGTTCAACAGGTACTACGGTAACTGTAAAAACTGGACATACGCTAACACTTGTTGCAAATATGAATGCAGCAACAGCAAAGATTACAAACTTAGGAGACCCTTCATCCGCACAAGATGCAGCTACTAAAAATTATGTAGACACACAACTATTAACTTTAGATACATTAGGAGAATTGACTAATGTAACTATTACATCAGTAGCAGATAATGAAGTGTTAGCTTATGACAATGGCACATCACTATGGATTAATCAAACTGCGTCAGAAGCTGGACTAGCAACAAGTGGAGATTTGTCAACACACACATCATCAAGTTCTAATCCGCACAGTGTTACAGCTTCACAAGTAGGAGCGACAACAACAGCTAATAAAATACATGATTTTGCCGCGCCAACAAGTGCTTTAGCAATGAACGCACAAAAAATAACTGGTGTAGCAGACCCAACAGCTGCGCAAGACGCATCTACAAAAGCTTATGTTGATTCACAGGTACAAAGCAAAGATGCTTTATCAGAACTAAGCGGTAACACTGATGACGTATCAGAAGGTTCATCAAATCTTTACTATACAAATGAGAGAGTAGATGACAGATTTAATGACTTATTTTCTGCTGGCACAGGTATAATAGGCACTTATGATGATGGTAACAACACTTATACTATTAACATTGACAGCACAGTAGCAACTTTAACTGGTACACAAGCCTTAACAAATAAAAGTATTGATAGTGACAATAACACAATAACAAATATTGTTGACGCAGACATAAAGGCTGCTGCTGCTATTGACGCTACTAAAATTGCAGACGGTTCAGTTACAAGCGCAGAGTTTCAACACATAAGTACATTAAGTTCTAATGCACAGACACAGTTAGATGCAAAAGCTACAACATCTAATACATTAGATGAATTTGCAAATCCAGCTGCTGAAGTAGACATAAATGACCAAGATTTGTCAAAAGCAGTACTAAAAGATTATGCAGAAAAAGATGTTGCTGTAACATCGGGAACAACATTAGCTATTGATTTATCAAACGGTAACACAGGTTCTGTAACACTTGCACACAGTGTTACAGATATAGATTTTACAAACGTACCAGCAGACGGTACTTCTACATTTACATTAAAAGTTACGCAAGATGGTACTGGTTCAAGGACATTAGCAATTAATGCAATAACTGTCAACGGTGGTTCAACTGTAACAGGACATACGAGCGGCAACGCTGGATTAACTTTAAGTACAGCAGCTGCTTCAGTTGACTTAGTAACATTTCTATTCTTTGATGCAGATACACCATTAATAAATGGATTATTAGACTTTAAGAACAGTTAGGAGTAATTATGCCGTTAGGAGCAGCAAGATTTGCTTTAAGTGGTGGTGCTAAACCCGATTTACTTGTTGATGTTTTAGTAGTTGCAGGTGGCGCTAGAGGTGGTACTGGTAACGATGCAGCTGGCGGTGGTGGCGCTGGTGGATATAGAACATTTAGTTCACAACTATTAGATGGCGCAACAAACTACACAACTTATGTTGGCGCAGGTGGTACTTACAATGGAAACCCATCACATTTTAATGGAAATCAATCATCTTATGGTGGCGCAGGTCGAAATAACTCTAATGGTAATTCAGGTGGTTCGGGTGGCGGCGCGGGATGGCAAGGGCAAACTGGTGGCGCAGGTAACGTTGGGGGTTATTCTCCAGCAGAAGGTAAAGCTGGTGGAAATGTTTATTACGCAGGTAGCGGCGGCGGTGGTGCATCGCAAACAGGTGGATTTAGTGGAACATCGGGTGGCAATGGTGGCAATGGTTCACAATGGCTAGATGGTAATTATTATGCAGGCGGCGGTGGTGGCGGCGCAGACTACTATCGTTCGGGCAATAATGTGCAATCTTCGGGTGGCACAGGCGGCGGTGGGCTAGGGCAAGGCAGCGGTCAAGGGCAAGCAGGTGGAACAAACACAGGCGGTGGCGGTGGCGGGTCACGTTCGCATGTAAGCATTTCTGCGTTTAACGGTGGTTCGGGAGTAATAGGATTACGTTATCCTAAAGAATGGACTTTAAATGCTAATACAGTAAGCATATCTTCTGAAACTACAAGCGGAGATTACAAATTTGCTTATGTACAATCGGGCAGCGGTTCTGTGTATTGGACATAAGATATGGCACATTACGCATTTATAGATGAAAACAACATAGTCACACAGGTAATTGTTGGAGCAAATGAAGAAGAAACACCACCTACAGGATTTGAAACATGGGAAAGTTATTATCAAAATTTAGACTGGCATAGT